GAGATCCTCGCGTCGCCTCGCCTCACCGCGGCCGATGTCGTCGTCGTGACGGTCCCGACGGAGGCCCTCGTCGACCAGCTCGCCGCGACGCTCGCGCTCCGGCTCCCCGGGCTCGTCGGGCGGTGGTACGGACGGCGACACGAGACCGCGGGCGTCCGTGTGTACGTGACGTGCGTCCCGTCGCTCGGATCGCTCGCGGCGTACCTCTCCTCCTCCGGGTCGCGGTGCGTGGCGTGGCTCGCGGACGAGTGTCACCGGGGGCTCGCCTCGGAGGATCGCCAGCGGTGGATCTCCGACCTCGCGCCGTTGACGCGGATCGGGTGGACGGCGACGCCGTGGCGGACGGAGACCCCGATCCCCGGGTGGGAGGCTCCGCTCGCGTACCGCTACGGGCTCGCCGACGCGGTCCGCGATGGCGTGTGCCTCCTCCCGACGGTCCGATACTACTCGGGACCGGAGGCCGACGTGACCGACGCGACGATCGCGATGCTCCGCGAGGTCGATCCGGAGGGACCGGGCGTCGTGTCCGCGCTCTCGATCGTGGACGCGGAAAACACGGCCGACGCGCTCTCCGACGCCGGGTGGGCGTCGCTCCCGATCCACAGTCGGCTACCTCGCTCGGAGATCGAGGCGCGCCTCGAGGCCCTCCGCGCCGGCGAGCTCCGCGCGCTCGTGCACGTCCGGCTCCTCGTCGAGGGCGTGGACTTGCCGTGGCTCCGGTGGATCGCGCTCCGGGCTCCGCGGACGACGCTCGGACTCGTCCAAGAAGTCGGGCGCGTGATCCGGGTCTCCGACGGTAAGACTTCGGCGATCGTGCTCGATCCGCTCGCGCAGTCTCCGATCGAGGCGTTCGCGACTCCGGAGGCCCTCGGCGAGCTCGAGGATCTCGCGGCGGAGGAGGCCGCGCCGGACGATCGGGATCCGGACGACGAGGGACCGCCGGTAACCGTGATCCCGCGCGCCGTCGCGCTCGTCGAGCTCGATCGGTGGATTGCGTCCCTCGTCACGATGGGGTACGCCGCGGGGCTCCGTCCGCGGGCGATCCGGTCGTCGCGCGATTGGCGCTCGCAGCCTCCGACGGATGTCCAGCGCGAGCGGCTCGCGTCCCTCGCCGACCGTCCGCGCGGCCCGATCTCCCTCCTCCCGCCGCACGTCCGCGCGGGCGTCCGCGAGCTCGCGGCCAATCCCGATCCGCTCTCGCGCGGTGGCGCGTCGGACCTCCTCTCGATCCTGTTCGCCGCGTCCGCGGCGAGGTCGGCGAGCGTGGCGGGGCAAGATCCGCCGGATTGGTCGCGCGCGTGGCGGTGGCCCGACGCGATCCTCGTGTCGCCTCTCGAGGTCGCGACCGTCCGCGCCGCGCGCGGTGTCGAGGTGTTCCATGTCGACGCGTGATCTCCTCCACGTCGACGCCGACGGGCTCCTCGACGAGCTCCTCCGCTCCGGGACGCGCGCGGGGCTAATCCACCTCGATCCGCCGTGGACGTACACGACGACGGGCGCGACGTCGGTCGGATCCGCCGCGTCGCATTACGGGGGGCTCGACGTCGACGAGATCGCCGCGCACCTCCGCCGGTGTGCGGAGCTCGTCGAGGGCGATTGCTACGCCGTCGTGTGGTGTACGTGGCCCCTCCTCGCGGAGTGGATGGCCGCGGACGTCGGGCGGTGGCGGTACGTTACCGGCGGATCGTGGCATAAGACCGGAGGCCGTCCCGGGATCGGCTACCATTGGAGAGGCAACTCGGAGCCGATCCTCGTGTACCGGATCGGGAAACCGCGGCCGGTCACGTCGGCGACGATCTCCAACGCGCTCGCCTCGGAGCGGACCGACCACAGCGCGAAACCGATCGGGCACCTCGCGCAAATCTTCGGCGCGTGGTGTCGACCCGGACGGCCGGTCGTCGACCTTTACGCCGGGCTCGCGACCGCGGCGAGCGCGTGTGAGATCGCCGGGATCGACTACGTCGGCGCGGAGCCCGATCCCGGACGCTACGCCGCCGCGCGAGATCGGCTCGCTCAGGCGTGGATCCCGTGGGGATCGCGTTAGGTGCCGGATGGGCCGACGAGGTCTCCCTCGCCGGCCGCGACCCGATGAACACACACAACACACACAAGGAGGCGATCCCGTGGGATCGAGCACAGCGTATCACGGCGAAATCTCGCCGTCTATCGGCAGACTGGCGACGACAATCGAGGCGATCGAGGAGGCGGAGACCGCGGAGGCGAGGCGCGACGCGTGGCGAGGCTACGCGCGCCACCTCGACGCGGACCTCGTCGAGCTCGCGACCGCTCCGGCGGTGGTCCGGGGGCTCGCCCTCCGGCTCCGCGAGGTCGGCGAGCGGGGCGAGGGGTGGGCGTCGCGCGCGTCCGGGATCCTCGCCGCGATCCGGTCGCAGATCGCCGCGGCCGGCCGGCTCCGCGTCGTCGGCGGTGGCGAGGTCGTCGAGGCGGACGACGTCGCCGACGTGGTCCCCGACGAGATCGGGCTCCCCGACGGCTACTCGCTCCCCGTGGGGTACGCGCTCGCGTCGTCGGGCGTGTGGCGCACGTCGGGCGAGGAGGGCGGCGGGTCGGAGCGGATCGCCGTCCGGCCGATCGTCGTCGTCGGTCGGCTGCGCGACGCGGAGTCGGGCGCGTGTCACCTCGAGGTCGCGTACGACGCCGGCGGGCGATGGGTCCGGCGCGTGATCCCTCGCGACGTCGCCGCGGACGCGCGACGGATCGTCCCGCTCGCCCTCGAGGGGCTCCCTGTCGACTCGACGACGTCCGGCCGGCTCGTGGGCTACCTCTCCGCCGCGGAGGCTCACCTCGTCGACGTTGTCCCGGAGACCGTCGCCGCGTCGTCGCTCGGGTGGGTACCCGGTACGCGTCGGTTCCTTTGGGGTGCGTCCGCGCTCGGTCAGGGCGCGCCGGTCCGGCTCGTGACCGCGGCCGGGACGGAGGCTCACGTCGGAGGGTTCCGCGCGGCCGGCGACCTCGCGCGGTGGATCGGGCTCCTCGAGGCGTGTCGACCGTACCCTCGGATCGTGATCGCGGTCTATGCCGCGGTGTCGACCGCGCTCCTCGGGGTGGTCCCGGACGCTCCGGGCTACGTCGTCGATTGGTCGGGCGAGACGAGCGCAGGAAAGACGACCGCGCTCCTCCTCGCCGCGTCCGTGTGGGGGCGACCGGCGGATCTCGTGCAAACGTGGGACACGACGCGGACCGGCGTCGAGCGGCTCGCCGCGCTTTACCGCCACCTCCCGACGATCTTGGACGACACCAAGCAAGCGCGAGATCCGGAGGCGGTCCCGGGCGTGGTCTACCAAATCACCGGGACGCGCGGACGGCTCCGGGCGTCGGTCGACGGGCTCCGCGCGACGCCGGCCCTCCGGACGGTGCTCCTCTCGACGGGCGAGGCTCCGGTCACCGCGGCGACGCAGGACGCCGGAGCTCGGGCGCGTGTGCTCTCGATCCGCGGCTCGACGTTCGGGTCGGTCTCCTCCGACGCTCGCCGGGTGGCGGAGCGGGTCGCCGTCGAGGTGCTCGATCATCACGGACACCTCGGACCGGCCGTCGTGGATTGGCTCTCACGGCGTCCCGTGGCAGGGCTCGTCGAGCGGTGGCGCACGTACCGGGGCGAGGGGGATCTCGACGCGTCAGGGGCAGCGGGGCGCGCGTCCGCATACCTCGCGACGCTCCGGCTGGCGGCTCACGTCGTCGAGGCCGCGGTCGGGTGGCGCGTCGACGAGGCCGCGCTCGCGGAGGCTCGGCGGTGGGCGGGCGTGTCGGTGCTCGACGCGGATCGGCCCCTCGCCGCGCTCGTCGAGATCCTCGACTGGATCGACGCGTCGCCGGGTCAGGTCGCGCGGTCGTCGTCGTCGGAGGTCCGCGAGCTCCTCGCGTACACGTTCGGCGACGAGGGCGACGGAGATCGACGCGTCGGTCTCGCGTGGGCGCGCGTCGCCGGGATCCTCGAGCGTCGAGGGTACGACCCGGGGCAACTCCGGCGACAATGGACCGATCGCGGGTGGCTCGTGTCGGGTCGGTGGCAACCTCGGATCGCGGGGTGTCAGGTCTCGCTCGTCGAGGTCTCGCTCGCGGGGCTCAACGCCGCGTCCGCCGCGAGGGCGTGACACACACCACCGCCGGACGGCGTGTCGGTGACACAGCGCGGATCGTGTGGGATCAACCTCACGATCCGCGTTTTTCGCTCCGGGCTGACACAGGGTGAAGATCCGGGTGTGTGTCACCATACGCGAGGATCGACAAGGCTAATCCCACAATGACACGTGAAGCAGCGGAAACACATACTTAGGGGGTCCGGTGGCATATACAGAGGGGAGGGTATGCCGTGGGGCGTCCCTATGGGGCTGTTTTCGTCGTGTCGTGTGTCATTCGGAAAGAACGCACGATCTAACTATAAGATGATGACACACTATCAAATCTTCACTTGTGTCAGCCGTGGTCAAACCTCGCTTTTGGTGACACACGAGATCCCGGGGCGTGTGTCACGTCGACGCGATACCCCTCCGGCGGAGGTGCGGATGATCGGACCGTGGGGAGACCTCGCGGATCGGCTCGGTCCGGAGTGGACGATCGGTCTCCGGTCGGAGGACGGTCGGCAGATCACCGCGCGCTATCGGGGGATCGTCGTCGGGGCGTACGCGTTCGCCGGGATCGCCGCGATCGTGATCTACGTCGACCGCGACCGCGAGCCCGTGACGGAGATCCGGCGAGAATACGGCCGGACTCCGGCGGAGGTGCTCGCTCGCGTCGGTCTCGCCTCGCCGGTGGACCCGGTCGAGTGGATCCGGGGTATACTCCGGACGTGGACGTCGAGGGCGGGGGCGTGGCAATGACGGCGCGTGTCGTGGCGATCGATCCCGGACGGGACGCCGGCGGGTGGGCGGTCGTCGAGGGCGACGAGCTCCTCGAGATCGGGACGTGGACGCGTCGCGCGCGGCGTGGCGTTGACGCGTGGACGGTCCGCGTCCGGACGTGGGCGGACGGCTCCGGCGGAGAGTCGTCGAGCGTGGCGTACGCGCTCGGGCAGGTCGTCGCGCGCGCGTCGCTCCTCGCCGGCGGAGCGGTCGCCGCGGTCGAGGCCGTCGCCCTCCGCCGTGGTCGCGGGTCTCCCGTGGTGCTCGCGGAGGCCGCGGGCGCAGCGGTGGCGACGCTCGAGCTCGCCGGGGCGGTCGAGGTGCTCCGGCCGCGTCCGGAGGAGTGGCGCGAGGTCTACGTCGGGCGGAGGCTCGCCGCGACGCGCCGCGACGAGCTCAAGCGGATCGCGCTCGCGTGGGGTACGGGACGGCCGATCGTGGGGCTCCGGACGACGTCGCCGGCGTACCCGGGATGGGCGTCGCGCGAGCTCGACGGGTGGCCCGATCACGCGATCGAGGCCGCGGCGATCGCGACGTGGGCGACGCGACGCGGAGCAACGACGCGACACGAGGTGCAACCGTGACAGGTCCGCGCAAGCCTCCCAAGCGGCCGACACACGAGAGACAAAACGCGGAGCGGCGACGCACCGCGGCGGAGCTCCTCGGGTCCGGTCACGCGGTGGGCGTCGTGTCGGAGCAACTCGGGATCGATCACGCGACCGTGTGGCGGTGGCGTCAAGATCCGGAGTTTTGCGCGCTCGTCGAGGCCGCGCGGTCTCGCCTCGTCGACTCCCTCCGCGAGCGACTCCGCGCCGGCGCGGGTCAGGCGATCGAGGCCCTCCTCGCCGTCGCCTCCGACGAGGGCGCGCCGCCGGCGTCGAGGGTGTCGGCCGCGACCGCGATCCTCGATCGGGTCGGTCTCGCTCGCCGGACGGAGGTCGAGGCGACGGTGGCCGCGACGACGGAGATCCGCGTCGACCTCTCCGGGGCGTCGCTCGAGCAACTCGCCGCGCTCGCCGGCGGTGGGGACGACGACGAGGGATCGCGGTGACGCTCGTCCACGTCCGCGCCGACGAGGTCGAGGATCCGGCCGTCCGGCGCGCGATCCGCCTCGAGGCTCGCCGCGAGCTCTCCCGGCGCGACCTCGCCGCGTGGTGCGATCACGGTCCGCCGGCGGACGGTCAAGCGGTCCGGCTCCGGCGGTGGCAGCGTCACCTAGCCGCGGAGCTCCAGCGCGTGTCGGAGGCCGCGGCACGTGGCGAGGCTCCGCGCTTGATCGTCGAGGCACCGCCGCAACACGGGAAAAGCTTGATCGTGTCGCAGCGGTGGCCCGTGTGGCACCTCGCGACGCACGGTGGGTCGATCGCCGTGTGCAGTTACGCCGACTCCCTCGCGACGGAGCTCTCCCGGCGCGCTCGCGAGACCGCGCGATCGGAGGAGGCGGTCGGGACGTGGTCTCACCTCCGGATCGAGCGGACCGTCGCCGCGGCCGGCGGCTACGCGCGCAACGATACGGATCGGCTCGACGATTGGGCGTGCGGCCGCGGCCGGTACCTCGCGCGCGGCGTCGGTCAGGGACTCACGGGTCGGACCGTGTCGCTCGTCGTGATCGACGACCCGATCAAGGATTGGGCGCAAGCGTCGAGCAAGTCGGAGCGCGACTCGGTGTGGTCGTGGTACCGCTCGGTCGTGATGACGCGAGCCCTCGCGAACGGTGCCGGGATCGTCATCATGCACACACGGTGGCACGTCGACGACCTCGTCGGGCGTGTCCTCGATCTCGAGCGCGCGGGGGGCGAGCGGTGGCGACGGCTCCGGTACCCGGGGCTCGCGGAGGTCGGCGACGAGCTCGGGCGCGCGCCGGGCGAGGCTCTCGATCCCTCGCGGATGACGGAGGCCGATCACGCACAGGCGCGGATCACGCTCGGATCGAGGCAATACGCCGCGCTGTACGGTCAAGATCCGACGCCGGACTCCGGCGGGATCATCGCTCGCGAGTGGACGTCGCGCCGGTACGCCGATCCTCCTCTCGCCCTCCGCCGGACGTGCGACCTCGTCGTCGCGTCGCTCGACGCCGCGTCGACCGCCGGCGGTGGAGACTACTCGGTGATCCAAGTGTGGGGCGTCCGCGGACCGACACGGTACCTTCTGCATCAATGGCGCGACCGGGTCGGCTACCCGGAGCTCCGCGCCGCGCTCCGGGACGTCGTCACGACGTGGCGACCCTCGGCCGTCGTCGTCGAGGACGCGTCGTCGGGGCGTCCGCTCGTGCAGGATCTCCGGCGCGAGATCCCCGGGATCGTCCCGCGCGCCGCGGTCGGGAGCAAGGCCGCGCGCCTCGTCGCCGTGTCGGGCGTGTGGGCGTCCGGTCACGTCGAGCTCCCCGCGTCGGAGCCGTGGGTCGGCGAGCTCGTCGAGGAGATCGTCGCCTTCCCTGCGGCGCACGACGATCAGGTCGACGCGATGTCTCACGCGCTCGGGTGGATCGCGGAGCGTGACGCCGGGGCGGCCGGCGTGGTACGTCGATCCGCACTAGCCGCCCTCGGAGCGTGACCCGTGGCCCCTCCCCTCCTCTCCCGTCTCCTCTCCGCGCTCTCGCCGATCCCGGAGCTCCCTCCGGCGGTGGATGCTCCCCCGACGCGTCGAGACTCGATCGTGTCCTCCGACCTCGGTCTCGGGGTCGCCGGCCGGGATAAACGATTGTCGGCGCGTCCGGCCGCGCCGTCGTGGCTCTCCGACGGCGAGCTCGCGTCAGTCTACGCGACCGGCGGGATCGGTCGTCGCGTGGTGCAGGCTCCGGCCGTCGACGCGGTTCGGTCCGGGTGGCGCGTCGACACCGCGGAGGATCGGGACGTGTCGCGCGAGCTCGACGAGCGGCTCGATCTCGCGGAGCGGCTCGCGTACGGCTACGCGATGGCGCGCCTCTACGGTGGCGCGGTGCTCCTCCTCGTCACCTCCGACGACGCCAGCCTCGAGCAGCCTCTACCGGCCGGGGCTCACGACCTCCGCGCGATCCACGTGATCACGGGTCCGGAGCTCCGGCCGGTGGCGTGGGAGACCGATCCCGCGTCGCCGCGGTGGCTCTCCCCGTCCGTGTGGCTCGTGTCGCCGATCCGGCCGGGCGTGTCCGCTCCCTCGATCCGTGTCCACGCGTCGCGCGCGATCTACCTCCCCGGGCTCGCCCTCTCGCCGACTCAGGACGCGCCGCGGCTCGGGTTGGACCTCTCCGCGGTGGATGCCTACTGGCCCGCGCTACGCGACCTCGAGCTCGCACAGGCCGCGGCGACCGTGCTCGGGATCGAGCTCTCCACGCCCTGGCTTCGGGTCGGCGCAGGTAAGACCGCGCTCGCCGGGGCGGACGCCGACGCCGTCCGCGACGCGCTCGCCCTGTTCCAGCGTTCCCGATCCGTGCTCGGGCTCTCCGTGCTCACCTCCGACGACGAGATCGGGCGCGACAACGCGAGCGTGTCAGGGATCCGCGACCTCCTCGTCGCCGGCTACGAGCGGATCGCCAGCGTCGAGGGGATCCCGCTCACGGTGCTAATCGGGCAACCTCCGGCGGGGCTCTCGACCGACGACAAGTCCGGCCGCGAGACCTACCATCGCACGATCTCCGGGATCCGGGTCGACGTGCTAACGCCGGCTCTCCGCGCGATCTACGACGTCGCGCTCGGTCCCGATCCGGAGCGCGTGATCGTGTGGACGCCGCTCGATTCTCCGACCGCGCTCGAGGTCGCACAGATCGACGCCGCGCTCGCGTCGCGCGACGTGGCCCTCGTCACCGCCGGGATCGTGACACCGGAGGAGGCCCGCGCGCGCTACGCCGGCGCGGAGGTCGTACCGTACCCGGTGCTCGACGCCGTGGTCGACGAGGCCGTCGAGCCCTCGGAGGCCGACATCGCCGCCGCGCTCGCGATGGCCGACGCCGGCCGCGCGGACGCGGAGCCTACCGCGGAGGATCGCGAGCGGGACTACCGGATCCCTCGCGGTGTGCAGCAAGCGGCGGAGCGCGCGCTCCGGTGGCGCGACGAGCGAGGGACCGCCGTCGACGGAGGGACGGAGGCCGGATGGGCTCGCGCGCGCCAGCTCGCCGCGGGTGGTCGGATCCGTGGTCAGGAGATCCTCGAGATCGCCGCGTGGTGGGCGCGTCACGACGAGGACGCGTCGTCGATCTCCGCGGAACACGTCGGCGAGCCGTGGAGGGATCGTGGCTACGTGTCCGGGCTCCTTTGGGGTGGCACCGCCGGCCGCGATTGGGCGACGCGGATCCGCGCCGGGTTCGGCGACGAGGCGGACGCATGACGTACCGGATCGAGCTCGGGGACTGTCTCGACGTGCTCCGGGGTCTCCCCGACGACAGCGTCGACGCCGTCGTCACGGATCCGCCCTACGGCATCGGGTTCATGGGGCGCGCGTGGGATCACGGCGTCCCGGGGGTGGAATACTGGCGCGAGGTCCTCCGCGTTGCCAAGCCCGGCGCGCACGTGGTGGCGTTCGGCGGGACACGGACCTATCACCGGCTCGCCGTCGCGATCGAGGACGCCGGCGCGGAGATCCGGGACTGTTTCGTGTGGGCCTATGGAACGGGATTCCCAAAGTCGCACGATCTGAGCAAGGCGATCACGACCGACGCCGCCCGCAGGTGGTCGGGATGGGGCACCGCGCTGAAGCCCGCATGGGAGCCCGCGGTCATGGCCCGCAAGCCGTTCGGCGGAACCGTCGCCGGCAACGTCCTAGAATGGGGGACCGGGGCGATCAACGTGGATGGGTGTCGGGTGGGGACGGAGGTCGTGCGTTCGTCTGGTAGTACGGGAATGGATGCAAGACGGTATGCGCACGGCACACGTCCTCAGGACTACGGGGCAAGTCAGCCGCCAAGTGAACACGCAGGCCGCTGGCCCGCCAACCTCATCCACGACGGATCCGCGCCCGTGCTGGAGCTGTTCCCTCGCGCGGCCCACCGGTTCTTCTATACGTCCAAGGCATCCCGCGCCGACCGGGGCCTCGGCAACACTCATCCGACCGTGAAGCCGTCCGACCTCATGGCGTACGCCTGTCGGCTCGTGACGCCGCCGGGTGGTCTGGTCCTCGATCCGTTCATGGGGTCGGGCTCGACGGGGGTCGGCGCGCTCCGTGAGGGGTTCCGGTTCCTCGGGATCGACCGGGATCCGGAATACGTGGAGATCGCCCGCCGGCGTCTCGAGGGGGAGCCGTGCCGGTCCGCCGTGTGACCGTCGGAGGCCGTCCCGCGTACCGGTGGGGCGACCGTGGCAAGGTCTACCGCTACGTCGAGGGCGACGAGGCGTCGCGCTCGAGAGCGTACGCGCTCGCCGCGGCGCAAGGTGCGGCCGCGCGCGCCGCCGGCTACCGCGACGACGCCGTCCGCGACGCGCCTCCGCGTCGACCCGGTCCCCGCGAGCTCGAGCGGGTCTATACGGGGTGGGTCCGGCGGTGGCAGGCATCGTACGAACGCGCGATCCTCGCAGCGTGGGAAGCGTGGCGACGCTCGCGGCCGGCGCGCGCTCCCGACCTCCTCCGGACGGACGCGAGGCCCGACGACGACGACGAGGAGATCGACGAGATCCTCGACGAGGCGGACGCCGCGGAGCTCGCGTACTGGACGCGCAAGGCGATCCGCGCGGAGGAGGAGAAGGCTCGACGGCTCGCTCCCCCGTCGACGACCGCCCTCGCCGCGATCGCCTCACGTGGCGTGCGGATCGCCGCGGAGGGGCAACGGTCAAGGCTCAAGGCGACCGATCCCGCGATGTGGGAGGAGCTCGTCAGGCGCGCGCGGGGTAATCGCCGGCTCGATTTGGAGCGGATCGACATCAAGGCCGATCCGACGTGGCGCGAGCTAATCGAGCGGTGGCAGCAAGAAAACGTCGACCTAATCGTGACGATCCCCCAAAACCGGCTCGCCAACGACGGCGCGTGGATCTCGGAGCGCATCCGCGAGGGGGCGCACGTCCGCGAGCTCCGCGACGATTTCGCGCGCCGTCACGGGATCGACCTCCGGCACGCTCGCGTGATCGCTCGGGATCAAACCAATAAACTCAGCGGCAACGTGTCGCAGGCGATGCAGACGGCCGCGGGCGTCTCGCGGTACGTGTGGCGGACGGTGCAGGACGAGCGGGTCCGCGGCAACCCGACCGGGCTCTACCCTCGCGCGCTTCCCTCTCACTACGCGCTCGACGGGACGATCCAGCGTTGGGACTCACCTCCGGAGGTGGGTCCGTATTTTCGCAACGGACATCCCGGGTCCGCGATTCAATGTCGGTGTTACGCCGACCCAATCCTCGACGACGACGCTCCCGACGCGTCCGGCACGATCCAAGGTTGACGATCCCGGGTCGGATGTGGTAGCGCGATCCTATGGCAACCCTCGCCCCGATCCCTCGCCTCCGCGCGGACCGCTACGACCTCGCCGCTCCCGTGGTGCTCGACACCGGCGCGCGCCGGCTCGAGGCCGTGATCGCTCGCGTGGGTGTGCTCCGGTACCCGTGGGGTCGAGAGTACGTCCCCGCGTCGACGCTCGCCGATCCCGCGTGGCTCTCGAGCCTCGCCGGCGTCCCGCTCCTCTACGCGCAGGACGCTCACCCGGATCGGCCGTGGACGATCGAGGACTCCGCCGGCGCGGAGCGGGTCGGCGTGGTGCTCTCCGCGCGCTACGACGCCGATCGCGAGGCCGTGGTCGCGGAGGTCGTCGTCGACACCGCGGAGGGCGTCGAGCTCCTCGCGCGCGGTGTGCGTGGGGTCTCGCCGTGGTACACCGCGGAGACCGACACCGATCCCGGTGTCGCTCCCTCGGGCGAGGCGTACGACCTCACCCAAACGCGGCGGACCGCCGCTAATCACGTGGTGCTCACGTCGACGCCTCGGGGTGGTCCCGGGGTCGAGGTCCGCGCCGACGCAACTGGAGATCCCGTGGATCCAAAAGATGAGATCGTCAAGGTCGAAGGGGAGGCCCCGGAGGCTCCGGAGGTCGAGATCGAGGTCGAGGCCGAAAAGCCCGAACCGGAGGCCGGCGCAGCCGCCGCGCTCGTCGCCGCGCTCCTCGAGGCCCTCGCGCCGCAACACGCCGCGATGATGGAGCGGATGGACGCGATGTACCAACGCCTCGACGCGATGATGCCGGCCGCTCCGGCGGAGGGCGACGCGATGCGCGCCGACTCTCGCTCCGTCCGCCTCGCGTGGCGCGACGTCGAGCGCGCCGCTCGCGTGGTGGGCGTCGAGCTCGCCGACGATCTCACCCTGACGGCCGCTCGCCGCAAGGTCGCCGCCGGTCTCGGCGTCGAGCGCGCGGACGCTCTCTCCGGCGCGGAGCTCGTCGCCACCATCCGCGCGGCTCACGCCGTGCTCGCCTCCCCCCGCCGTGACGCGTGGTCTCGCGTCGCGGCCGATACCCGCGCGGACTCCCGTCCCGCCGTCCCCTCTCTCGATCACCTCGTGTGATAGGTAGGATCCATGCTCGCATTTCTCGACGTTGCCAACAATCAGGCCGTTGGATCGATCGGTAAGATCGTCAACGGCAACCCGATGGCGCGCGCCGTCGTCGCCGCGACTCCCTCCGACGAGGGTCTCGCCGACGTGTGGACGCTCGTCGCCACCTCTCCGAGCAACTCCTCGGAGTACTCGATCACCCTGACGGCTCCCGGTCTCGACGCGATCTCGATCGCGTTCACCACCGACGGATCCGCGACCGCCGGCGAGCTCGAGGCCGGTCTCGCGGCCGCGTGGAACGCCAACCCGATCGCCTCCGGTCTCGCCGTCGCCGTCGCCGGTACGGACCTCGTGATCACCGGCCGCGGTAAGGGTGCCGATTTCGGCTTTACGATCTCGCTCGACGCCAACCCGTCGACCGCGCTCGCCCTCACGCACACGCAGACCGCCGCGGACGCCGACGAGATCAGCCTCGGTCGCTTCGTGTCGCTCACCGCGTCCGCCAAGTACGGACCGGCCGCGGGCTACCCCTCGCTCCCATCCGCCGGTACCGCCGTGATCGTGATCGGTCACGCCGCGACGACCGACTACGCCGTTCGGATCCTCTACATGGTCCCGACCGGCTCGGCGGTCCTCGGCTCGATCACGTTCTCGTCGGGCGCGAACGCCGCCGCGACCGCGACCGCCGCCGCTACCGCGTTCAACACGGCCCTCTCCGGCGTCGCCACCGCGGCGACCTCGGTCGCCGGGTCCAACGTGACGCTCACCCTCACCTTCCTCCCGGGCTACACCGCGACGAGCTGGGCGGGCGTCGACATCGTGTCCGGTACCGGCACGCTCACCCCGGGCGCGATCACGGCGGAGGGGGCTCTCGCGGAGCTCGGCGTCGCCATTGATCCGGGCGACCTCTCGCCGCAGACGATCGGCGGCTCCGCTGACGCTCTCCGCGCCGGGTCCGTGATCTCGGTCCTCCGCGCCGGCTCGTCGCAGGCCGTGGTCGTCGCCGACCCGGGCGCAGCCGTCACGATGGGCGGTCGTGTGTACGTCGAGACCTCCGGCGCAAACGCCGGCCGGCCCTACCCCTCCGGAGGCGCGACTCGTGTCCTCCATCCCTCCGCGCGCTGGCTCCGCAGCCTCGGCGCGTCCCTCGCGATCGTGGAGCTCTGATCATGTCGCACCGTTACGTCACCGTCGCCGGGGCTCTCCCGGCGGACCTCGTCGCCGGGATCTCCGGCGACTCGATCACCCGCACGATCGCCGACCGCGTCCGCGACGAGGCGACTCGCGCGGACGCCGTCAAGGCTCCGGACGCCGCCGCGCTCGTGGCGACGTCGTGGGCTCGCGAGCGCGCCGACGCCATCGCCCGCGAGACCCGCGGCAACGCCGACGCGATCCGCTCGCGGATCCTCGGCGCGCATCGCCGCGACGCGACCGCCGGTCGCCGCGCCGACGCCGCGAGCTACTACGCGCTCGATCTCGCCGCCGCGCTCCCCGGCTCGCCGGTGGTTCGCCCTCGCGCCGACCTCTCCGACCTCCTCTCCGGGATTCCGACGCGCAACGTCGCCGCCGGTGCCGCAACGTGGCGCCGTCGCTTCGTGACGCATGAGGGCGCGGCCGGTGTGTACCGTCCGGGTGCGACGCAGGCTCCGCAAGCCTCGATCTCCCGTGACGAGGCACAGGGCGAGATCGTGACCTACTGGACGTGCGTGGTCGACGAGTGGCTCGAGTCGATGCACGACGGTTTCAGCGGCTTGGACAACGCCGGCGAGCGCGCCGCGGCCGCTACCCGCGCGCTCGAGGAGCTCGCCCACAACGCGATCCTCTCCGGTATCCCCGGCGTCGGGATCGCGTCCCTCGCCGATCTCCCGATGTCGCGTCGCGCCTCCGCGCTCGTGTACGGCACCGCCGCCGCGGACGACGCTCTCGAGGACTTCGCGAGCCATCTCGACGCCGCCGTCGAGGCGGCCAAGGGGAATAGCCGCCCCGATACCGTCGTGATCTCGGAGAGGATCATGAATCGCTTGCACCGTTACACCAACTTTGCGTTCGGTGGCACGGCGTACGCGAGCAAGATCATCGCCGACCTGTTCGTCGAGAAGGGGATCCAGCGCGTGATCCCCGGCTACTCGTTGCAGGACTTCGGCGGCTCGAACGTCGACGCGATGATCGCGTTCTCGTCGTCGGAGGATCGCGGTCTCGCGAACGTGCTCGCCATGCGGCCGGCTCCGGTCCGCACCGTCGAGACGATCGGCGGACGCGCGACGGTCTACGCCATGCGCCACGGCGGGCTCGAGCTCCCGGTCGCCACCTCGGCGATCCTCGTCGAGATCGAGGTCGCGCCGTGATCGCGGCGCGCAACCTCACCCGCTCGCCGATCGCGTTCCTCGGGACGCGACCGGCGGCTAAGTCGGGCGCGACCGCTCCCCGTCCGGCGGCTCCCTCGTGGACGCTCCCGGCGGAGGGCGAGGTCGGCGAGGTTCCCGCGTGGGTCCGCGCTCTCCCGGCGTGGCTCCGCTACGTCGAGCGGGGCGCGATCCGCGACTACGCGCGGGGCGTGTGACGTGGCGGTCGAGTCGGTCCGCGCGCTGGTCCGGGCGTACGCTCCGGAGCTCGCGTCGGTCTCCGACTCGGCGATCGACCTCCGGTGCGACGTGGCGGAGGCCCTCACCTCCGCGCGGGTCTTTGGAGCGTACTACACGATCGCCCTAGCGTACCTGACGGCGCACCTCCTCACCGTCGACCTACGCGCGAGCGGTGGTCCGACGGGTGGCGGTGGCGGCTCCGCGGGCGTCGGTCCCGTCACCGCGGAGCGGGTCGGCGACCTCTCGACGAGCTACGGCTCGATCGGGTGGACTCCCCGATCCGCCGCCGACGCGGACCTCTCCGCGACCTCCTACGGGATCCGGTGGCTCGCCCTCCGCGACTCTCGCGCCGGGGTGCTCCCGGTCGTCGTGATCTGACGTGCGACGCTCACGGGACAATCCCCCGGCTCCTACGCCGTCCGCCGCGGACGTCGCACGCCTCGTCGCGCGCCTCGACGCGATCGTGACGGACCTCACCTCGATCCGCCTCCGCGTGGGGTTCGTCGGGCTCCCCGGCGATCGGTACAACACGGGCGAGAGTGTCGCGGAGATCGCCGCGTCGCATGAATACGGGCTCGGCGTCCCGACTCGGCCCTTTATGTCGATCGCGGTGCACGAGTATCGCAATCAATGGGTCAGGGTCGCCACCTCGGAGGCTCGCCGGTACGTGCGGGGCGACGTCGCCGCGTCGCACGTGGTCCGGCGGATCGGGATCGCGATGGTCGCCGGCGTCAAGGCCGCGATCAACTCAAACATACAGCCGCCTAACTCACCGGAGCGGATCGAGGAGAAGCGGTCGAGCAGGACGCTAATCGATACCGGCGTGATGCTCAACTCCGTCCGCGCCGCGGTCGACGTCCCGGGTCATCCCTCGGAGATCATCGGATGAGGCTCCTCGGCGCGACTCCCGTCGTCAGACTCCGCGCGTCCGCTCAGACGTTCGGCGCGGACGGCCGTCCCGTGATCGTGCGGACGTCGACGACGATCTCCGCGAGCGTACAGCCGGCCGGCGACGACGAGCTACAAAACCTCGCCCTCGGTCGACGCGTCGAGGCCGCGATCAAGGTCTACGCGTTCGACTCGATTTTGGCCGGCAACACCTCCGCCGGGATCGAGCCCGACCGGCTCACGTGGGACGGCCGGACGTGGCAAGTCGAGGCCGCGGCGACGTGGCCCCCGATGGGATGCTATCCCCGACACTACCGCGCGATCGCGGTCCTCCTCGGCGAGATCGCGCCATGACGACGCGCGAGCAAGGCCTACAAGCCCTCCGGGGCGCGATCCGTACCGTCACCGGGTGGCCCGACTCTCGCGTCGTCCCCGTCGACGCTGGACAGATGCGGGGCGCGGTCTCGTACATCACCGTACAGACGATCGCCGACGTCCCCGTCGACCTCCCCGACCCGATCGAGGCCGCGGGTCCGGGCGGGACGTGGACGGTAGCCGCGTCGGAGCTCCGGCGCGTGGCGTACCTCGTCACCGGCTACGGGTCCGGGACCGACGAGCTCCTCCGGGCGGTGGGGGCTCGCCTCACGATGCCGGGACCGATCGCCGCGACGGCGTCCGCCGCGGGGCTCGAGATCGTCCGCGCCTCCGACCT